ATTTAATAGCTGTAATAGAGTTATTTGTAACAATAGGACTAGGTGTGCCAGCAGAAGTTACTAAAATAGATTTAATAACATATGTTTCACTTACTAAAGGATTACCAGAACCAAAAGGATTTAGTTCTCCATTAGTAGTATCATCATCTATTCCTGCAAATTTATATTGGTTTACTACTGCCATTAATCTAAAAAGAAGCTTCTAGCTTCTATCTCCTGTTTTAATTCTTCTTGAAACGTTGTGTTAAGTTTTTCTAACACTGCATCAAGATCCCTTACTAAAGACTGTGCTACATCTTCTTCATATTCTGGACTTGCTCTAGTTAATGTTTGTACTATCTTAGCCATTACCGTCTCCCTCCAGCTTGTATATCTAACCGAAATGTCCCTAATTTCCAAGTAGTATCCACTGCGGTATTTGATATAGTTAATGCAATTGCTCTAGCTCTTGCCCGTGTATCAACTTTACTTGTAGAAGTTGTCACGGTAAATGGACCTAGTGATGAGCTAGATGCTGTATTATTAGGATAGTTTCTTAGATCCAATTGTATAATTGCATTTCCTGTTTGAGATATAAAGTCAGGAATAATTCTACTAACTCTCATAATATTTTCACCATCACCTCTAAGATCAGCCATATTTGTAGCAGCTCCTCTAATAACTTTTTGTGTAATATCATAATCACCTGATGTAATATTAGCTGGAATAGCTGTTGTGACTCCTCCCTTTATTTGATTAATCCCTGTTTCATGTTCATAGTAATAAGTAATTCCTTCGGTATTTCCTGTCACATCAAAAGAACTATCTGTATCAGCATCATAGTAAGTGGCATGAGGTAAACCAAATATAGCAGAATCCTGCCAAGTTGTTCTAGTAAATAAAGAACTAGCATTAGTAAACCATATCGGTCGTTTAGACGTAGAGTCTAGATAACTATAAGTTACTGATCTTGTATTAACGTTTGAATTAGATGTTGGATAAAACCATGTAACTTCTCCAAACAAGTTATTGATTCCTGCATAAATCATTTGATTAGATGTAGTATTTAAATCATTATAAACATAATCTTCTACTAAACAGTCCATAGATTCCAGTTTACCGGTGTATCTAAAAAAACCATTTTCTGACATCCAATAAGCAGCACCATCAACTTCAACCGCTGCATTCTTACCAATTAATCCACAGTTTGTACCAACCTGTTCGTAAGCAAATGTAAATGGTTGGCCCACAAAACGCATAGTAAATAAAGATGTATCGGTCCAAACATAAATTGCATTTCTACCAAGTTTAGCTCCTATGATTCGTGATCCGGCGGCCAGTCTTTGTGTACCAGCGCTATTTTCTGCTGTAGGTGTGTAGTCTGTAATATCTTCTTGAGACGAGAATCTTATAAACATATCGTCTTGTGTTGTCTTATCACCAATCGTTGTTTCAGTACCAAAGAAAACTAAGTGACGATCCGGAGTAGATACTAACATGTCTCTAGATGCTGTCGGAGCTCCTGATATAATTGTAGCTCTTGTTGCTGTTGCATTAGATGCATCTGCATCCCATTTAAAACATTCGCCATTAAATATTAAAGCAATAAGTGTTGAACCTAAATTATCTAAAGACCATAGACCCGGGTCTTTAACGGAGTCAGTACTTGAAGATGCTTGACCCCATCCTGAATAATCACTTATATTTGTAACGGTCGCCCCACTACTGTGAGTAGCATTAGTCGTACCTCTAACATTTCTAGTAATTCCAGTTAAGTCGTTTCCTGAAACACCTGTGTAAGATATTTCTTCATCGTCTACTTTAATATAGTTTGTTCCTGTAGTTGGAAAACCAACAACTGATGTTAAAGTTATGCTAGTACCTGATCCACCAGTACCATAAGCATTGGCACTTAACGATCCATTTAAAGTTGTAGTTTGTGGTGCTGTTACTGTTCCTCCAAACTGAGATATTCCATAACCATAAACTCCAACCTGTTCAGCTGGTCCTACATGATAGTATTGGTAATAAGTTATTCCTCCAGAAGTAGTGGCTCCTGATCCTGATTCATTACCATCCATTGTAATTGTAAGTGTAGTTGTGGTTGGAACAGATGTAACCATAAATTTTTTATCACAAAAATCTGATGCTCCAAAATTAGAACCTGTGATAGCACTAAAGGTCGTGGTATCACCAAATAATATAATATCTCCTGCTTGAAAATTATGAGCAGTAGAAAAAGTTAGAGTGACCTCTGGATCTCCATTGGTAGTGCTGAATGCATTGGTAATCGCTGTTCCTGAAGGATTAACTAAAGGATGAATATCGTAATAAACTCCTCCAGAATATACATATAAAATTCTATTAGTACCTATTGCAGCGTACTTAATACTATCTTTATTGACCATGTGATGTAAGCTTCTAGCTGCGCCAGTCAATTTACTGTCGCCTAATTGTGCCCAACCACCTATTTTTTCAGGTGTACCATATCTAAAACGTACATTTTCACCGCCTGTCCATTGAGACTCAGCTCCTGTAGATGTAACTTGTTTATTGAATCCTGGTAAAAATCCTAATTTTTGTAGCATATAAAAACCTATTTATCAGGTAATATAACAGATTGTAGGTGATTTCAATATATAGATTTCTATAGAGGTAAAGAATTTTATATGTTATTATTCAAGCCTAAAATAAAGAATGAATATTAAAATAAATAAGCATTTAGAGAAAAAAGTAATGAGAGATTACTTTTTTATACAAGGCATAATAGATATCGATGCAAATTATTTTATCAACAAAATAGAAGAGGGTATTAAAACACCAAACAATATGAGCCATAAAACAAATATAAAAGATGAAATGACTTCCTGGACTTATTTTAATCATGATGAGCAATTTGGTAAAATAATTACGCATTTTATAAATTATGTAGATAATAACATTTCATTACCACCATATTGTTTACGAGACTCTTGGGGTTTAAAAGTTAGTCTAAATGGAAAAACTGTAGAGCATGACCACTCAGCTAATATATGGTCTGGAGTTTTATACTTAAATGACCATGAACAGACTTTAGAATTTACAGAAATTAATCAAACAATTAAACCTAACAAAGGAACATTTGCTTTATTCTCAGCTTCTTTAAAACACAAAGCAAATACAAATACGACTAATAATATTAAATACGGAATTAGTTTTAATTTTTCAGACCTCCCTGATAATAAAGTTTATAAGTAGTTAAAATTAATATTGTATCTAGCTTTTTTATCTGTGCACGTGGTACTATTGTGTGGAATATTAGCTTTAAAAATAATCGCTTGATTTTCTATCGATGGAATAAAATTAGACCCTATTTGTGTTCCACCGTTACATGTATTTATAGATAAAATTAATCCATAATGATCAAAATTAAAGTCTTGATGTTTTTTATGATGATGTAATTTTTCAGTTCTTGGGTACAAATTAACCTTAGCTTTTATAAAAGCTTTTGGTTTTATTATGTCTAATATTGGTAGTATTAATTTATAATAAGGACTACACGGTTGGTGATCCCTATAAAAAGCATGAGTAAAATAAAAGTCATTTGTTGGTTGAAAGTCTGCAACACCATCATTAAAATAAAAAGGAAAATTATCTCCTTGTATAATTTTTTGCATTTCTTTAAATTTATCTTTATCGTAAAAATTTTTTATTACTTTATAGATCATGTAATTGTTTTAAATGTTCATATAATGTAGGACAATCTTTTATTTTATCTTTCCAATTTTGTTTTCTTTCCTCCATTTGTTGAATGACGTCAGACCACTTATTTTTTAAAACCTCTAAATCGTTTCCGTAATCATCGTGTTTTAAAATATTTTCATCAGTAGGGCAGAAATTCATTCCCACTCCTATACAACCCATTCCTGTTTCATACTTTGGATAAAGATGGCGATCAAAATTATAATGATTATTCATTTGAAAGTGACTATCATATTTTAAATATGATTTATCCATAGGGTAATGTCTTTTTTGAATATCTTTCCAATACTCACTATCATTTCTAATTGATAAAGCATAATGACTAGCAACAAATTCAGAAAATATTTTAAAAAATTTATAGCACGATGTATTAAATTGATCTTTTAAAAAATTAGAAATTATAGGTCTATCTTTAATTATCTTAACTAAATTACATAAAAATACATGAACACTTAATAAACCATTACTTTCTAAAGGCTCTATAAAACCAGCAGATAAACCAATTGCACAAACGTTTTTTACAAATATTCTTTCATGTAAACCAACTCTCATTTTAAGGTTTCTAAAATTTAAATCATCTCTATTTAAATATGTTTTAAATTCTTTTAAGGCTTCTTCATCACTTATATATTTATCAGAATAAACGTAACCTGTTCCTATTCTACTCCAAAGAGGTATGTTCCAAACCCACCCGTTAGTTAATGCGGTGCAATTTGTATAAGGTTTAAGTTGTTCTTGTTTATTAGTATAAGGTAAATGAGCAGCCCAAGCTTTGTTGTTTGG